ACTTGGAATTATATAATTCATACTTATTGTTTACTTTTATCAAAAAATAGAAATAAGTTTCTCTCCGATTTTATCAAATATCTCAATTGAATATTCTTCTACATCGTGCTCCAGTGCTTCCTGTAATCTTGGAATGTACTGTTTGTTCAACTCTTCCACTGTATCAGCAAGGTAATTGGTGCCTTTGTAGTGTTTGTCCTTGATTATGCCGTGCATTCCGATTGCCCTTGCTATGAGGAATGCGAGTGTCTTGATTGTCGGAATCTTGCCGTCCCTGTCTGGTCTTGGAAGTATCTTTTTTGCCTTTATCCAATCTTGTATAGCCTTCTGTGGTGGCATCTTTCCTGCCTTTCTTCCTTCCTCAATGTACTTGTAGTAGTCAGGGGCATAGAAGGTTACAACGTACTCATTATCGTTGGTATTGAGTTTGAATTCCAGGTTACGGAGGGCATAGCCTGTTGCAGAGCGATGTTCCTGATTGAACTTCCTTTCCATAAGTTTCTGAGCATCGTCCATATAGTCGTTGAGTATTTCAACGAAATGCCTTAGATTTTTTGTTGCTGCTTCCATTTCTGTATTCTTTCCTTTTCCTTTTCAGCCTTATAGTGCGAATATCCCAACAAGTTGAAGAATTCTATTATTCCCATTTCCCACACCTTTGAAAATGGCTCTCTTGTCAACTGCGATATTGCATCAACTAAACAGAGCCACGTATAGTCTGTATCTGACTCATTGCCGTATCTATCTTCTCCTGTATCTCCTTCTTCTTCGTCAAGTTCCTCGCTTGCTTCAACTGGCTCTCCAAAGAGATTAGAGTATTGTGCAATGAGTTCAGAGAGCCTTTGAGAAAAAAATATATGATAGAGTTGGCTGTGGTGATAGGCATATGCTTCTTTAGACTCCTTTGAAGGTCTTCCATATCATATCCCTCACCGTACTTGTGACCCTTTGGAATGACGAATATTGACAATAGTATCTCCATATCAGTTGTCTTGCCGAAATATGCCTGAAAATCAGCGTATTGTGCTACCGTCATATCAGGGACTCTCCTTGTCACGTTGTATTCAATCCCCTCCATCTTGAAGGTCTTTGGCTTGTCTGACTTGTCAAAATCAAACTCGTTTACCCACTTTGTATTGCGTGTGAGAGTGTTTAATTCCTCAAGGTTGATGTTTTCTATGTCTTGAGGCTTTTCGTCCGTCAGAACCGCTAAAATGTTGATTGTACGTTGCAAATCATCCTCACAGTCGCTTGCTTTGAGTAACTGCTCATATTTCTCGATGCTAACGTCATCCCAACTGTTGTATTTTAGTCTTATCATATCCTGTGATTTTTTGAAGATAATTTGTATTTGCCTGCATTTCCTGTTATTGAGTCATAGCATATTGCCAATGACATTACTCCATCATCGTGATAGCCTGCCTGTGCATTGTATGTCACCTTTCCACCTTTTGTCTGTTCAATCTGATAGTGTTGAAGTTGCGTGTATAACTCATTATCATCAGGGATTCCAATTTCTCCCTCTTGGAAAGCGTGTACAAGTTTGTCTATTATTCTCCTCTTGCTATCATTCGTTGTGACGAACTTGAGAATGTTATGCTTTGGCAATGCCTTTTTGAGATATGTAAAATAAATCTCTCCTATACTGTTTTGCTCAACTGTTATCTTTTCAAGTTTCAATGGTAGGAGTATTTTTGCCAATTGCTCAATCTGCTTGTCAGGCGAAATGTCATTGAAGTAGTTTATGCTCGTAACCTTCTTGTCCTCATCCATTAAGGTCAGCCAAGTGTAGTCTCCATTGCTTCCCGTAGCCCAGTCTATTCCTGCATATTTCGGTTGTTTTAGGCTCTGTGAGACGCATTTCCTTATGTCCCCGAACAAATAACTACCCTCAGTGATAAACTGTCCCAGAACCTCTGTTTGGTACTTCAGTTTGGTCATTGTCTGCCTGTAATACTCCTTCCTTTCGGGTGAAAGGAACTTTTCAACATCAGGATGTTCTGCCCAATCAAAGGTGACAATATTGTTTATCCGTTCCTTGCCTTGCTTGTAGACCTCATAGAAATATCCATCCTCAAATGCAGGTGTGGATACACAGACAATGGGCGCATTGAATACGTTGGTTGTAGGCAAAATCACATTTATCTCATCCTCTCTCAAGTATGCACACTCATCCAATATTAACACTCCACTGATGGTATATCCCCTTGAACTTTGCTCAGTGGACTTGAACAATATTCTGCTATTATTCACGAACTCTATCTCAAGTAATTGGGAATTCGCTGATTTTATGTAGTCTGAACCCTTGAAATAGTCAAGAAGGTGCTTGAACATTTCCCTTGATTGAGTGAGGGTAGGTTCATATATTACTGAGAGGCAAGGTCGCTCAAAGGCAAACTTGATTAAGAGCATACAGCAGAAGAAGGATTTACCACTCTGTCGTATACTCTTTATTACGCAAATCTTACCACTACCTCTACTCTCTTTGAGGTAATCCCAAGGCAACTGTTGATAAGTTGTTAGTTTTGGGAGTTTTATGGTAATTACTTTATTGTTCATCTCCTACTTTTATCTCAAATATCGGTTGGTCGCCTGTTACCTTTATCTTCTGTTCATAGCCACCGATTGTTTTGTTGAGCAAATCAATTGCCTGAAGTACGAGTTTGTCATCGCCTTTTGCCGTTAACCTGTAGATGAGAGAATTCAAGCGTTTGACATTGATGTCCATAATATTTTGTCTGACTTCCTCATAGTATTTCTCAAAACTCTTCTTTTCTTCATTTATGAGCGTTTTTGAATACAATTCAGTGTAGCCGAATTTATCTACAAGTATCTCCGAAATTTCCTCGTTCGTCTTTCCAATCTCAAGCAAACTCCGTATTTCTGCCATTGCCTTTGGCCTGTAATTATGTGCGATACGGGGTTTGCCATCAAGCCTGGCTCCTGCAAGTTGTGTTTGAGTCGGTCCACCCTTTCTTCTTCCCATCTTCTTTTAGTTTACTCTTGTTATTAGCCGATTTTGGTTGGGATTTTTTGGTATTTTTCTTACCATCCTCTTTCTTCTTCTTGGTCTCAAGGGTTGCGTAATATACCTGAGCAACCTTCTTGAACAGATTATATACACAATTTGAACATCCCCAAGACCTTCCTATATTCTCTCCCGAATATTCCTCCCATACTTTTGCAACCTCTTCATTTTCCCTTGGTGAGGTTGCTCGCTTAAATTGTGCAATGTGAATGGTTTGGAGGTATTGCTCATATGGTTGGAGAGCCTTCATTTGCTTACTATTGAAATATGTCATAAATTTTGTTTATTAATGAACTTATGAGAGTGTAAATCACGTTATACAGGTCTGCCCAGATAAACGTGAAAGCACTGATAATCGCCAATATTGCGATATTGAGTATAGAGAATTGGTTCCCTATAATTAAAAATAGCAGTCCAAGCCACCAAGTCTGGCAGAGGCTACATTCGAGTATCTTGATATGTACATTCTTGAGGTCTAACCATTTACCGATAAACTCTTCAAGGCTTTCGGGTGCCCTCGCTATATCAGTAATGAAACCCATAATGAACGATATCGCTATGAGGTTAAAAATGAGACTTGCCATATTGTTTGTATATTTTCTGTCTTATCTCGTTGACCATTGTTGATATGGTAGGCTGGCTTACATTCAATAGGTCTGCCACCCTCTTAAGGGATGCTGTTGAAGCATATATAAGAATTACCCTACGCTGTGGTTCAGGGAGTTCACTGACTATCCTTTTTAGTTCGGTTATCCTTTCGTCTTCTTCCGTGAACATATCATACGTATACTCAAAGTCTTGCAGGTCTATCTCCTTCTTTTGTTTGAGTCTTTCGTATCTAACTGCCATACTATTCTTGAGATATTTTTTCACTCTTAGCACTAAACTTCCTATATCGTAGGTAATATGTTGACCGATTGGAGTATATTGCATTTACACAAGCCCTTGAGAGCCAATAAATGATTTGCTTCTTGCCTCTTTTCTCTTCGTTCATTTCTCTTAACCATTCAATAGGCTTCGTGGCTACATTCAGAAACAGGTCCTGCGCAAGGTCATCAAGGTTACACTCTTGTTGGGATTTTCTTCCTGTATTTTGGGCAATCTGCTTGAAAATGTTATCCTTTGCCCAAGTGGTTAGTATTAACTCTCTTTCTTGTAGGGTATTATCCATTTTCCCTCCTCCTTCTTTTCCTTATTGAAGGGTATCAAACAAACATCTTTGTAAACTTTTCGCCCTTCCTCATTGTTCAATCGCATTTCCTTCTTTTCCCACTTTGGTTGGAGTTTAGTCAAATCCACTATCCAACTAACCTTGTCATTCCAGACTGTCCAATATAGAGGGGTATGGGTAGGGTCTTGC